TAGCGCGCGAAAACTTTTGATATCGTTTTGAAAAACATTCGATACCGCACCAAGAAAGATCATGGAACATTATTTGATACCAAATATCGATGAGCATACACAACAGACTCCGAGATCATATCAACCGCTGATTTGTTGCTACCCGTCAAATCTACTAGCATTGGACGCCCTAATTTCATCCCTCCCCACGGTGAATGTAGAGTCGCTGGATAGGAGCCTATACGAGGCAAATTGGTAGGTTGGGGTACAATCCCATCCCATGAGGAATTGGTCGCAGAGTTAACCAGATCATTATCAACATACACACGTGTTAACAATGTTCCCGGCTTAGATTCACCATCTACAGCAACAGACAGCACATGGATATTCCCATCAGTGAGGGTTGCCAGTTTTGCTGTTGCCGAAACTGGGACGCTTCCAAGAGCAGCTGCTTGCACAGATGTGAGTACCCCATCAGTGCTTACGATACCCCACAAACCGAAATTGATGTTTGGTGCACTGGTATTGTTCATACGTCCAAAAAACATTGGATAGCGGGCAGCAGGAAGTGATCCATATCCGGATGCAGGTAACGACAGAGCAACGCTGGCAAGAATCCGTTTACAGCCTGGCGGAAACGAAAACTCACTAGTCGGCAGCGTTATATAGTCGTCAACATCAGGAACGGAAGAGCTGAATTTCAGCATACCATTGTCCAGCGTTCGAGGATGAGGTCCATTCAGAGCATCAGTGCCACCATGAACCATATTTCTCAAAGCTGAATAAGCGGGGATTGGTGACTCCCCGGCATAAGTGACCTCACTACTGAAATCCAGTAAACCAAGAGTTAACCCACGAATAATAACCGGATCTTCTTCCTGATAAATTGGGTTGTCTCCCCAGCTCAATGGAGATGAATTTGAAACGATTGAAAGTGTCATTAATAGCCTCTCTTAATCCTGAATTGCTGTCCAACTTCAGCATAAACTGCGTAACCATTAGCATTAGGGTGGCGGGGATCACTTCGTAGTGATTCTGGAACAATATCATTGTTAAAATCAGTAACATCCTGAGATGACAATGGATTGAATCTGGAGATGAGTTCTTCACGAACATCCCGGCCGTTGTCCCCTCTGACATAGTGATTGGGGTAGCGTGCCGCCCAGTATCGATTGACCTCGATAATCCTCTGATAACGAATCCCATGTAGAAGCTCATTCGAGTAATTACACGTGTTAATTCCGTACAATAAGATATTCCTGCCCGACCTCTCACCAAATTCAATGATAGCATCGACATTCATTTTTATTGCGGCTACATCATCATCATAATCTGATGCTGTCTCAGCCCCTGATCTGAAATCATTAATGCCGACTGCTATCCATAATTCTCGGTCGCTGTGATTCTGAAGGGCATAGTCAGGCACAAATAATGAACCTGGAAGACAACGAAACCCAGTCCCTTCGAGAGCTGTTAGCGTATAGTTCTCAATTCCATTATTTACGGTGCGAGTAACCCGACATTTAATACCAGCGATCCACCCATCAAGTGTGTACGTACTGCTGTTCGACGCGGTGGTCAAAAATCTGACATCTGCCGATGGCACTGACGGTGCTGCTGTTGCGCTGTCGCCATTGATGTGTGTAATGGTGACTGCGTTGCCATTAGCTGGGATTGCATCACCAGAAACCGTGAGATAAATAGCCTTTGCACCGATACGCATCGCAACCTGTCCGGATTTTTGACCACCAATACCCATGTTATTAATGGCAAAATCATTTCCAATCAGTGCTGCAAGCTGTTCCGGGAAAGAATCGCCAGGCTCAGCACCAGCACCGGCAGCAGTACTGTCACCAGCGATATCAGATGCTGTTGCTTTTGTGGTTAATTGTTCTAGGCGGTGAATCCGTTGCAGGTAATCATCAAGGCGACCCACAATATCTCCACCCTCGGTCAGAATTAACCGGTTATCGATTTCTCTGAAACCGCCCCCCAACAAGCCGTTGCTGGCAACAAATTCAAGCCAGAAAGGTGAGCGACTCCTGACAGAGACCTGATCATCGCTTACCAGGCTAAATAGCTTTTGATAATCGCTCGTTGAGGTTTTCTTGAATAATCCAGGTGTTTTTAAATGGTCAATATCATTTGCCTGAACAATAAAACCAGAGTTAACGGGTAATTTTGTCATTGCGGAAGATATTGAGTCATAGACATCCAGCGTACCTTTTAATATTTCAAGTGTGTCAATTCGACCAACAATATCCCCACCTTCGGTCAGAATTAACCGGTTATCGCTTTCTCTGAAGCCGCCCCCCAACAAACCGTTGCGGGCAACAAACTCAAGCCAGAAAGGTGAGCGTTTGCGGTAGGGTATTTTTTGCTCAATCTCGTCTAGTGATGCCTTACCAAGACTGGCGGCAACGGGCACAGCAATCCCGTTATCATTACGAAAATAGATTAACGAATACGCCTGCCCCACCCCTTGTGGGACACAAAAAAACATTCCATTTGTTGTCTTATCAAGGCCTTCCAGCTCAGAGTTGACCATCAAAGAAGATGCGGATAAAAGCTGACCGATGACTGATGCAAGCTGGTTGAACTTGAACTTATCAGGCGACACCCCCCCTAACTTCAGGATGTTTATTAGTTCAAGTGTGACAATATTAAACCAGTCGGCCCCCGGATACGACGGAGCGTCTTTGTCTTCAGAAAACCATAAGGGGGTATCGCTTTGTGTATCCTGGGGCGGAGGCATAATAACAACGCCACTTTTATTGTCTAAATAGTACATATCGACTCCTGGTTATGGTTTTACTGGCCACGTAATTTCAGGGGCAAGCTCTGGGTCAATGCGCATCAGTTCAATGCGATAAAGTTGCCATTTTTCCAGGAGGCTGGTCTCATTAGCTGTCGCCAGACCCAATTTTTGTGCATCAAGAAGCACTGAAATCTCGGAATCAGCTTCCATACGTAATGAGTAGCGAGTTTGGGTCGCAGCAGTGACAAGAGCCGATTTCTTTGCTTCTTCATTGGTTACCCAGTTTTGACCATCCCATTCATCATAAGCGGTGACAGGGGCCATCTCAGTCTGATCGTCCTTTATTGGGCCGATGTAATCTATAACCACCGGGATACCCGATGATTTCTGGTATACGGTCTTCCCTCGATGGTCCTCCACATAAACCCACTCTTCACCATTAAACTGAGTTACGTATCCAGCTTTGGGGTCTATGGGCGGAATAAATGTGCATCCTTCTGGCAAAGAAAAATACGCATCCGGTACAATATTAACCTGTCCAAGGTTTCCATAATATTTTTCGCCAGTCATATCTTTAAGTCTTAACCAGACTTCACCAGTAAACAAAAAAACATAACCAGTTTCTTTTGGTGGCGGCTCGATGAAAATTGCATCATCAGGTATAGATTCATTTACAGAAAGGACTACTGAACCCACACCATATTTATTCCAGTAACGCATCCCTCGTTTATCTTCAATATAATTCCATGCTGCATTTCCGTCCCAGACACCTGTAAAGCCATCTGGTGGCTGACAGGCAACTGTCGTAGTTTTTGCGGGTAACCCTGTCCCGGCGGGGATAAGCGAAAGCCCGCTACCAATATAAACACCGGTGCTATCGAAGTGATATAACCATAACGCCTGATCAGTATCTGAGAATGAGAAGTTACTCATTACGCGAGCCTCACAATGTAGTTAAATGCGATGTTTTTGACGGTGTTCTCTGCGCTACCAAAAGCATCAACAATGATGGTATGGAGATGCGCTCCCAGCTCAATCAGGTGTTTATGAATACCTGCAGGGTCGGTGTTTCCCAGATTCGCCGGGTTGAATCGTTGGCTGATGTTCCCGCCGATTTCCCACGGATTATCGCGACTTGGAACGCCGTTGTGGACGTGGTCACCGGCATCCTGAGTCTCTTTAGTGCCGAGGTCGGTTGCAGTCGAAGAAGCGTTGTGTGCGTGCGACTTCACGCTGTCCGCTTCAAGACTCAGCAGCGCACGACCGGATGACGGTAAGCCTTTAATAGTCTGTCCACGCATATCAGGGAGCACTAAAGACGGATACGCTGCCGCAAGTTTAGGGTACGTTACGCCGTCAAACGACTGGCCGACCATAAGGCCGAATCCGGCAGGTGCTGTCGAACCGGGCCACGGATAAGGGATGCCGACCGGCATCATATAGTCTGTGGACATTAAACGAATGGCCTGAGCAAACTGATCCAGCTCGTTTTTATTCGGCGCGATACCGGCGAGGGATAAGACATTCAGCATCTCAGCCTGAATAATGTTGTACCAGTCAGCACCCGGATAAGTCGGCTCAATACCTTCGCCCCCTTCGGTAAACCACCGGGGCTGGGTAAATAGCACAGGATGAACTGGCGGCATCTCAGATACCGCACTTGAATTATCGATGTGATACATTAATTCACCTCAAATATATATTCGTACCCGGTTCCGGCGAGACGATATTTCGTTAACACACATTCCAGCATCTGGGTGTGATATTCGATTAATGGCGTCAGCACATCTTCAATCACAGTGAAGCGGGTAATCGGCGTATCTTTTACCGTCACGACCAGTAAAAACCGATAGCGTTTAGGCCATATTCTGGCCATGCAATTACGCAGGCAGTGATGCGGTAAAACCTGTTTCACTTCGATGTGGAAGCCCAGCGCAGCGGCTACGCCCTCAATCTGCCACGGAGCCAGACCGCCTTTGCGGTGATATTTCTCGACGACAGCTGCCCGGCGAACCAGAAAATCGTCACTCGGGATATTGCACTCCGGGAGCCCCAGATAGGTTTCCCATTCAGGCAACAACTGGACGGTTGTCTCCGGGTGCATCTCCTGCAGCAGCAAATCGGCGTTCACTTCAAGCCGGTTTAAACGTGGGCTGATGGCCTTTATAAGCGCTGTTAAATCCGCGTTTTCATCACGTGGCCATGCGCGGCCACGCGGCATATTTTGCTGCAGGGCGTCCTGCCATTCCGTTACGCTGTGAGCCATGTGATATCCCCGATAGTGATGAGTTCGTTATTTTCACTGGTGATATCGGCGCTGATGTCCAGTGTGTAGTCGGTGACGCCTGTCGCTGTACCAATCGCCGTGCGCAGGCTGGACAGCAATAAGGTCGAGTTCGGTGACAGCGTCTGCTGTAACGCTATCAGGTTGGCTTCCGTGGCTTTCCGCGTCTCTGCAGTGTCAGGAACGAGATAGATCGAGGGGTTAACAGGCTTAAGCGTCAGCGTGATGATCCAGACCTCAATCCCGCCCGGTTTTCCGACAAAGTTACCTGTGGCCGGGTCCTGATGGCGGAACAGATATTCATTCATCTGTTCCCGGTCGGTTGCGGTTGGCGTGATATCTGGGCGGCTGTCATAGACCCATGCCAGCCCTACCGTGCTTCCACCGTGCCATGCGTCCCACGCCCATGCACGTGAAACACCAGGCATTTCTCGCGCCCAGATAACGTAATCATGAACCGCGCCACCCACAGGCGGGTTACGCTTACGAAACAGCAAACGGTCAAGCAGCTCATGAATAGGCTCGATATCCGTCCCGCCGGTTATGCCACTGGCTGCTACCGTTCCGACGCTCTCAACGCCCGGAATCGGTGACACAAGTGTCAGCTCGCTCCCGGCATCGAGGTTTCCCGATGCACCGACATCGTCAGCTTGTACAGTGACGGTCTGGATACTATTCACTGGCGCACCGGCTTTAATGACGTGATAGCCCGCATCGTTACTGAACTGCATTTCCGTGTTCAGTGGGATTGGTCGGGAACCTTTAAAGGTAACAAGCCCGGTTGCATAGCTTGCCGCCTTACGAATAACACCTTCAGTATTAGCGGTATCAATGATGGTCTGATCGTCAGATTTCACTGAAGGGACAATCTGATCGGCAATCCATGACTGGTAATCGTAAACATCACGCACAGCACTACTGAACGACGTATTCAATGCACGTTCAACCCCCATTGGCGGGAGCTTTTCATCAAGACCGATTTCAATATCCTGCTCACCGGTTTTAATTAACTGGCGCAACGTAGGTACATTAAATGGCATTCTCGACCGCCTCCCAGCGTTTTTTAATTTCTACGGTGAGTTGGGTTTTATCTGGCCGGGTCAGAATGATATTTAAAGCCAGCCAGTTCATTCGCGGAATAGTGGCAGTTACCTTTGCACTTCTGGCGTAGCCATCACGCAATAAAGGCTGCATCGCTAACTGAGCGTAGTTCTCAGCCCTCATGCGGATCTCTTCGGTCAGCTTTTCACGGTCAATGAGCCAGAGTTTCGAACCCCACTCAAAATCGCTGAAGGAATTTCCGGGCCAGCCGCGACGGTCATCAGAACCATCGGGTATTTCATCACTGATATCGGCCCGCGCATCAGTGAAAAGGCAGATGTACACCAAAGAAACAAGGCCCTCGTCAAACGAAAGGCCATTGTGGTTAATCTCTATATCGCCGCCAGCGGGCAGGTGCCATTTTATTCTGATGGTCATAAGGGTTCGGTCGTATCTTCATTGTCCCCGTCCTTATGAATATGTTTAAGGAAACTTTTTCCCTTAATCGTAATATCATCATTGAAGTTGGCGGGGCCGGTGAAATTCAATTGTTCACCGATAATGCCGACTTCTTCCGTACCAACGAGATTTACCTTTTTCCCTGTTATTTCAATCTCGCCATTCTTCTTAAGGCGAATAAAATGACCTTCCTGATGATATATACAAACATCCCCGGAATCACCATTTCGTGGGCGAGATGATTTATCCTCGACGGCGATGGCCACCAGTCCACCGCGTCGCCCACCTACAGCCACGACGATGGCCTCCGAACCGACAGGCGGAACGCTGGAAAAGCCGTAGTTCTGGAACCGCTCGACGTCGTCATTGGTCTCGTCAGCGAGCGATTGTACCTGCAGATTCTGCCGTCCGAGACTATCCGTGACGATACGCACGACTGCGCGATCCACCATCAGGCGCAGACGACGCCCGAGGGCGGCGATAGAACGTGAAATATTCGCGTCTTTCAGTCCCATGTCGCCCCCACAGTGGTTTTCGATTTCGCTTTTTTGCCTTTCCCTTTCGCCTTCTGCGCGGGCATATCCAGTGACTCAGGTGGCACCAGTGAGAGTACCGTGATACGACCGCTGTCACCTTCCATGAACGAGACGGCTTTAATCAGCCAGGTAACATTCAGTTGCTGGATAGGGTCCACAATCGGGACCAGTAAGTTTGGCTGCCATAGCGGACCGGTGGTGCCGTTCTCGCGCCATCCCGCGACAGTGATTTCAGTGGTGGTGGCTTCGCCCATCATCCGGGTCTTGTACCATTCGCCACGGTCGCTGGCACCGCCGACCGTCAGGCTTTCTTCATTTACCAGAATCTTTGGACGATATCGGGTTATCTCCGGGTCGCTGACAACCGCCTGACGCCCGCCGACCATCTTCACCGGCTGGTCATCCCATGTGGCCCCGCCTGCGCTGGCGGAACCCTTGATGATGTACTGGCTTGCACGTTCGCGCCAGCTGAAGCGACCACGGGCGGCCAGAATGTTATCGCCGAGGGTGAGGGATACACTGGCTCGCTTACTTGAGGCACGGGTGATAATGAGCCGTCCGAACGCATCGGACGTCACAAGAACGCCGCGCTGCTTGGCCAGACGGTCAAGGAGTTCAAAACCTGTTTCGCCCTGTTCCAGAGTGATACTGCCGAAAGCCTCACCGGTATCGGTCTCGTTGATCACCTCGATGCCGTAGGGCTTGCAGATAGTCGCAGCGAGTTGTTCCAGCTTCTGGCCTTTCCACTGGCCAGACTTATCAACCACAGAGCTGTCCACCAGATCGCCGGTCTTGTCACGCCCCATCACACGCAGGGATACATTCTCCGCATCATAACTGGGAATAAAGTCGTCGATATAGCCGGTCATGACCCGATCCTTACTGATGGAAACCGTGCAGGACTGACCCGGTTTGATTGCCCGTGGCGCAGCTGCTGACCAGCGAGCGGTAATAGTCAGATCAAATTCACCAGCAACGGACTCCAGTGACCGGTTGATGGTCATGTCTGTCCATCCGGCCCAGACCTGACCCGATACGTTCAGGGATACTTCTTCAGTCATTGCCGATGATCTCAATTGTCTGTGAAGGGGTAATAAACGACGGGTAACGCAGGCGGTTACGTTTCACCAGTTCATCACGGTTTTCTGCGTTGCCTGTCTCACGGTAGGCCAGCAGCATCACTGGCACCGTCTGTGCTGACGTGACACGGTGCATTTCAGGGAGTTGTACGCTACGGATGCGCACATCATTGACCACGGCAAAACGCAGCTCACGCAGGGAACGCCACAGGTCGCGCTGACCACTCTCGACGGCATCAATGGCCATTTCGCCAAGTTGTTCCGCCAGTTGATCCCCTGTCGTTTGTGCATCCTGACTGGTTTCAAAGGTCGCAGTGGCCACAGTTTCTGCCTGCGCAACCAGCGTGGAGACAATCACCAGCCGCCTGAAGTCCTCAATATTGGTCTTCATGGCTTCAGTCGCTTCCGGTGTCGCGACGGGCGTCACACTGCTGGCAAAGCCGGTGGAAGCGTTCACGCTGACGTTATCAGCCAGCGATTTCGTCGCGGCCTGTGCGGCGCGGTCACCTTTCCACTGGTCACGTAACTGGTCGTAAACACGCAGGGCAAACGGCGGCTCTGATACGAGGTCCTTTATATCGCTGATGAGGTCAACCACATCACGGATGATTTCCCCCGGCACAGCTGCAGCGATACCGGTCAGGTCCTTAAACCGGTTGAGCCGGTCCATCCAGTCATTCAGCGCATCGGGGAGTGTCGGCAGGTTGCTGATGAGGTTCTGCATATCATCGAGCAGGGTGTCAACCATGCTGCCTATGCCATCCAGTGCCTCGAAGTAATCGCCATTCTCCAGCGCGTCTTTCACCGTATCAGCAGCACTTAATGCGGTGGCGCTGGTGTCTTCAGTGGCTGACGGGAACAGCTGTTCGCCCGCCTCGAATACCTCAAAAGAGATGTACGCCACGCCGCCTTCCTCAGTCGAAAGGCGATGAGTAACCCGGCCAGCCTGCACTTTCTGAACACCGAACCACGGATGGACCAACTCACCGGGGCCGGGGGTATTCAGCGCGGCCAGAAGGCGGTTCATCTGTTCGATGTAGTCATTCCCCAGCAACACAGCGTTAATCTGCTCCTGCGTTAACACTGCGCCGTGGTCCTCAGTCCAGCCAACCTCTTTTTTGGGGTAAGCATGGGGAATGGCGCGACGTCCGCCAGTGCCTTCGACGTCGCGGAAAAAGAACGGAACGCCCCGGAACGAAGCATCACGCAGGTCTTCCCATTTAGTGGTGGCCATCATTCCTGCTCCATGTTGCTGACGCCAGACTGGGCGCTCATCGTGATGCCCGGCGTGTTGACTTTAACGCTGGTCACTTGTACCCGGTCATCCTTAACTGAGACCTCTATGCTGCCTTTCAACTGTGGGGGCAGGAACGGGTAACCAGATTGATTCTGGGGTTGCATTGATGCCCAAGGTGTGGGGTCCTGATAACCTATTGGTGATTTGTTCGGGGAGGTAATCCAATTTTTGATATCATCCCACATGGTCGAGCGCGAGTTATTTTGCTGGACCTTTTTAATAAGCTCCTCACGACCTTCATCAGTGAATGGATCGACTCCAGTTAAATCCATTATCTTGCTGGTAATGAGACCAGCTCTCGCAATAAGTCCTGGCCAACCAGGTAAGTCAGACGCAGTATCAAGAAGGCCTGTCACTTTATCATCACCTTTGCCATCGGTTAGCCCTCCCGCAGGCCAGTTGGTGACATACACGGGCATCACTCCAGATCCAAAGACATCAGATACACCACTAGGAATCCCTTTTCCTTTTGATGGATTTAGAATATCCCATGCACCTTTACCAATCTGAAACGCCTTGCGGGCGGCGATAACGCCCCCGACCGCGATGGCAATATTCTTGCCGGTCTCCAGCCAGTTCTGGACGGTCTTCTGGTCTACCGAGTTGATGGCGTCGGCCAGCTCCTGCACGGGTTCCGCAAGATTGCCGTTCGCAAATTTTTTCCAGGTGGTGTTGAGTGCTGACAGCGAAGAAGTGAAGTCTTTAGCAGCATAAGCGGCATCGTTCATAATGCCCTGACCGTCGGCTACAACGTCGTTATAACGTTTAAGGTTCTCCGCGCCTTTACCGGACGTTACGCTACTCAGCAACAGGATACTGTCCTGATTGAAACCGGCCCCCAGTAAGCGGGCGTTCTGGGTCTCCGCACCTTTGTTACCGGATTTCTTGGCAATCTCTTGCATCAGCGTGGGTAGAGATTGCATCTTCCCGTCTTTACCAAAAACATTGATACCGTTTCGGCGTAATTCTTTTACGACCTTTGGAAGCTGCAGATCACGAATCAGGTTTTCAACTGCAGTGGAGGCTGTCGTCGTATCGCCGGTGGCATCGACGGCGCTCTCCAGCGCAACGCCGACGTCTTTCACGCCTTTGACGCCCGTTCCTCCGGCTGCGGCATACATTGAGAATGCTTTAACGCCGCGTTCGGCGATATCCTTCAGCTCAAACGCACCTTCTTTACCGAGCTGACTCAGGGTATCCATTGCCTGTAAGGTGTCTTTCTGATTACTCACGTTAAACTTTGTGAACTGAGAGAAAAGCCCCCCGATACTTTCACCATCAGCGCCTGATGCGGCAAGTGACGCTGCCAGAATATCGCGATTTTTATAACCAAAATCGATATCACCGGTGACGGTGCCAATTTTCTCGATAGAGCTGACCACTTCGCTGTCGTCCACACGGAACTTGATCGCGGAATCCTGCATACCGCTGAACATCTCGGCCATCTCTTTTTTGGTCTTCTCCGCTGCCAGCCCCATACGGGTGATGCGGCGGTCTGTCGCGGCAAAGTCTCGCAACATGGCGCTGCCGGCAAAGCCGGCAATCAGGGTGGTGTAGCGGTTACCCAATGCGTCAAGACCACGGCCGCCGCCGTGGTGGCTTTAACCACGTTCATTGCCCGCTCGTTACGGCGGGCAAATTCAGACATGTTGGCTCCATACTGGCGGACCTTCGCGGTCAGGTTACCTGCCAGATTGATGAGTATTTCAGTGGTGAGGCGGTTTGACATTTTGCTTCCTCAACTGCTCTGTCAGGCGCAGCAGCTGCCGTATAGGCAACTGCTGCAGGTAGGGCATATCAAAACGTTGGGACAAATTGACGAGAAGGTTACTGAACGCCGTCGCCAGCGGCGTCAGTTCGCCCCCGATTTGCTGTCTCCGAGAGTAGGTCATCCATCGCGCTGGCTTTGCTTGACAAGAGTTCAAGGTCTTCCGGGTGGAAGCTGTAAAGCTGTTTAAGCGACAACGGGCCGGGGATATCACCAACGCTTAAAATCTGTTTACGCAACAGTGCCAGTCCCATCAGCACTTCGGAGCAATAGGCAACGGCTTTACCGTTGTCACCAATCACCACACGTTCTGCTTCAAGCTGCGCGTCAATAACGTCTTTCGAATTCAGCTCCCGGAAGGTAACGACGGAATGACGGGCTTCATCTTCGGTGCCTTTGCCGGTGATAAAGCCATGTTTCAGGGTTACGGTTAACTCAGCCATGATTTACACCTTCACCAGTTTGACGCCGATAAAGTTGGCGCTGATGGTGCCTGCGTCTTCATCCAGCGTCGCCGGATTGTCGGTGGCCGCGCCGGTCATCATGTAGGTCAGGCCGTTGTCACCCTCAAACATCACCGTCACGTTTTCCCAGTTACTGATTTCGATGACGTCCATATCCTGTGCTGCGGCGATGGTCATCTGGATCGAGGGACCGGCCATCTTGCGGGAGTTACCCCAGACCTTGCCGCCGCCCATATGCTGGGTGCGGGCATAGCCTCCCGGATTTAGGGTGGACTTACCCTCAGTTTTGATTTCGCGACCGTTGATACGAATGGCCGCCATACCCAGAATGCTCATAAACGCTCCTTAAAGTTTGAACTGGATGAGACCGGCCATCACACGCAGCTGATTGACCAGGTTGGGGTGACAGATAAAGTTCAGGCGATTTTTGTCAGCACCATCGAGATACACATCAAGCGTGTCCTTGTAGTCCTCAAAATCTTCCACAAGGCCCGCCGGTATCAGCTCACTCAGGGCAATGTCCAGCAGTTCGCCGCGTGCGATTTTCGGTGTCATTACCGGTTGACCCGGATCAAGCAGCTCAAGCACATCGTCCCCGGCCAGCTTGTGGCGCGGATAGCGATTGCTGAAACGGTTTTTAATGACGTAGCGGATACGCCCCAGCGTCGCCGGTGACTGCACATCGAGATAAGACGTGTCAGGGTCGCCGAACTGGTTCACGCGGTACATAGTGATTTCACGCTCGATGCAGACATTTCCGCCAGCATCAACGTAATGGGTGGCGATACCATCCTTCAGCAGCAGGTTACGCTCAGGCATATCCCAGCGAATATCTTTGGCCGGGGGCAGAATCCCGGTCAGCACCAGCGTTTGCAGCGGACGGGCCGGATCATTCGCCAGATAATAGGACGCAATACCGCCATAGGATGCCGCCCACAGCCAGTACGGTTGCGGCGCAAGATTGGTCCCGATACAGGAGATGAGCCAGTCATTACGGGTTTCGCCAAAGGTGCCCGATTCAGCATGGGTTCCACGGAACGCGGTCCACAGCTGCGCCTCAATCATCTTGAGTGGTCCCCAGCGGTCCACAGCTGCGCCTCAATCATCTTGAGTGGTCCCCAGCGCTCCAGCAGTTCATCACGAATGGTGTTGAGGCTCTGCGTATCGTTGTACGGGAACACAATATCGGTGTACCAGTCATCGCCCAGCGCCGCCACGACAGCAGAAATATCCGGGGTGCCGGTGCCGCCCGTAAAGCCGGTAATGGCGACCTTTACACCTGCCGGTGACTGCTCTCCGGGGTAGTAGTTGAGGCGAGCGTCCATCCCGTTACCGGTGGCACCTTTCCAGTTCGCGGTCAGGGTGACCACACTGGTTGAAGCTGCTTTCAACGCGGCGGTGACCTGTGTCGCCGGTAGTTTATTCACGGCGGCAATAATGGCCGTGGCGATAGTGTCAGCGGTATCATCAGCGGCGACGCCGACCTGTACCGAAACACCATTGACCAGCAGGGCCAGTGTCCCCGCATCGGTAGCAGGTCCGGTGATGGCCAGTTCAGCTTTTGCGGCGTTACCTGCAGCAATATCCGCCATTCCCATCGCCCACAGCTCGGTGTAGGCGTTGCCTTTGCGGAGGGTTTTCACCATTTCCGCCAGCATGGAACCTTTGCCATACAACTGTTCGGCTGTACCGTCACTGGTGATGCGGTTCGACGTCAGCGCTGCCGCTGTACCGGTAGCGCTTTGCTGACCGATCACAATGATTTTGCGCGACTGCGCCGGGGCGCTGTCCAGCGCCTGAGAGTTATCGATATCAATGATGACCAATGGAACACGGAAATCATCAGGAATATTGCCTAGTGACATATCACTTCTCCTTTACGGCTGGGGTCTTTGCGGTTTCAACCGGGATGGTGGAAATGACCACGTCGCCTTCAGCTTCCCGACGGTGCCACCACGAACTCATAGGGAGGTTCTCCCCGTCAGGGGAGAGGTGCTCCCCCGACGCTTTACGTACCTTCAGCCCCTCGCGGGCTGGCTTAATATGTTTTTTCATGGGTTTGCATCTCTTACGTTAATCGTGCCTTCAATGGACGTTTCACCGTCATTTACATGCAGTGTTGCCCCCAGTCGCAGGAAGTCAGGGAGCGAAGCAAGGTCCACCTCATTATCCAGCCGGAATTCCTGTTCCCACGTTACCGCCCACATGGTCAGACCCAGCTCGTTAAGCCCACCGGAATAGATATTGTCAGCGCTGACGGAAGTGGCCAGACGCTCGGCTTTCATACCGTTGGGCGCACCGCGCTGAACAATGCGGCGAACCAGCTTACCGACCAGCACCTCACAGCGGGTATCACGTGAGTACCCCCATGCATCAGTGGCCATGATGTAAGCCGCCCATGTGACATCACCGGTTGTTCCGCCTGCCTGATAGCGAATGTTGCGAACGCGAAGCGCCGCCAGACGGATACAACCATCGCGATCTGACAGGTAGGTTTTCACCTCGGCAGGTGTGCTGAACTGGCCAATATGGCGCTCGATCACACTGACGCGGTCGGGCTGATCACCCAGTAAATCCGGTTTCAGCCATGCCACAATGTTCTCAGCAGCGGTGACCGTTGAGCCAATGGTCTGTAGCGGCGGACGTTCCTGATTGCTCACGGGAGTACCTCTTTCCAGAAATTGCCGATGACGTGCATCAGCTCTTCACTGTTTGCGTTGGACAGCCCGAGATACTCGCGCTGCGGGATATTCATCTGGCGCGTATGAGCGCCGACGGTTTGCCATACGGGATGCTTCAGCGCCCGGCCAAATGCCTGATGAATGAGACGCTGATGGGTGCTGACTGACACGCTGCCGTCAAAACCCTCCTGATGAACGGCGCTGTAACTGAGCGGCGACCCCACACGAACGTGGCCGCGCTCGACGATGTACTGGATGCTGTCGAGCAGATCGCCGTTCCCCTGCAGCAGGCTCTGATTCCCGTGTCGGGTTTGGCGATAAGACTCTGACCATTCCTGCCAGCGCTCGCCAGCCGGAGAGGTTTTCTCATCACTGATGCGTCGGCGGGTCTGCGACTCAACGATGGCCCCGATGCTCTCCAGCAGTTCCTGCTGCAGCGAACTGTCGGAGAGTTTCTCGATGGCCAGGCGCATCTGCTGCAGCTTCTGTGCACCAGACACCTCGACTGAAATACCCATTACAGGACCCCTTTCAGGTTGTTGCGGGTAAACAGCCGTTTGTTGTCAGAGACGACAATCATCCTGCCGTTATCGGTCTCCGTGGCGGGGGAATCTGTCGGGAGACCGAGGTCGCGGGTGCCGTTTGCCATTTCTCTCAGCGTCTGGATGGCGCTGTCATAGCGTTTCTGAATCAGGTCGGTGATCTGATTGTCACGCTCTGACAGCCAGTAAAGCGCAATGGACGTCGCTACCCGGTGAAGCGGGCGTGGTACGGTCGTGATATTCAGCGGGAGCTGGTAGCGTTTCGCCAGAAACGAGTTGATTTCCGCGTCGGCATCTTCGATGGCCGTGAGGATTTTCGCTTCATCCAGTTGATTGGTTGCTTTATCAACGGCCATATTCCAGACCAGCGACCCGTCTGTTGCCAGCAGGTCATCACGGGTAACGTACAGGCCCATTTACTCTTCCTCCTCCACCGGCTGCAGTACCGTGACTTTCAGGTTAGGCTCAGCTTTGAGGCGCCCGGCGGTTTCGTTGCTGATAAAACACTCCACGACCACATCACCTTCCAGCGCGTTCACCTCGTTATCGCCTTCCGGGTCATCGCTGACAAAGACGTGCACCGGCTGGCGTGGCCAGAACCGGCCACAGCGCCAGAAACCTCGCTCAGAAATGGCGCGAACCTCCAGCACCTGAACATCATCGGTATGAGGCAATGCCGTAGCATTCATATTGAGAGCCGATGACTCCGCATCTGAAGACAGACTTTCCGGCGTCAGTGAGGCATCAACTCTGCCGGGTTCTACATTGACGGAGGACGCACCCACCGCAACGTAATGCCCTGGCAATGTGACTGACAGTTCAGGTCCCGACGCGTGAGATGCATCAACCTGTGCCACTTCCGGCGCTGGAACCTTGCCAGTGCGACCTTTAGCGCTTTGCTTACCCGTTGCTTTTTCTTTCGTTCCACTCACTGTTCCATCCTCGTTGAAGGTGGGTTACAGCAGGCTTAAAGCCCGCTGTAACGGTTTAAACGCAGACCGGTGATTACGGTGCTGGAGCGGCTGGTGTGGTGATGAACGGGGTATCAACGATGTCCACGTCTTTGTAGTAGATGTTGGAATCACCGCCATCAACCAGCATCGCGTCGATGATCTTCTTCGCGGCAGCTCGGTTGTTCGGTCCCACAACCAGCGTGGTCGGACGGATACCCAACGGAGAACCGGAATCACGTTTCATCCCCTGCAGCACTTTCACCGCTTTTTCATAGTTCGCAGTAGTGAGCGGAGCGCGAGAGGCACAGGCGGTCTGCCAGAAGCCAAATCCGACGTTACAACGCCCGTCCACACCAAACAGAAACTCGTTTTGCAGGAAGGTATGCTCGCTGTTGAGGTCATCCAGCGATTTGAAGTCAAAGGCGCGGCGCTTCTGGTAAATGATGGGTTTCAGGACCTGCGATTCATCAATCAGGAACCACGGTTCGCCGGTCTCGGTGCCATCACCCACAATGTTGCTGTAGATACCGCCCGCCATCGGGTGGTCGGTATCAAAGAAGTTCTGACCGTCGAAGCACAGAGTGGTGAACCCGGCAACCAGCAGCGGGAAGCTGAGCGTATCCGGGAACTCGGCGATCTGCTGGCCAAACGCCTGCGCGATCACGCTGTACTGGCCAATCTGGTCGTCTTCGATATTTTCCCGTTTAACCCGGATGGAGTTTTCCCACGTCTTGTTCGGGATGGTGTAGCCCTGCTGGGATAGCAGCGCCAGCTGGCGGTCTCCCACCCATTCTTTAATCCCCGGTAAATCAGACAGCCAACCATACGTATTGGATGCGGAGCCGCTCGGGACTTCGGTCGCAATGCGCAGATATTGAGGCTTAACTCCTGAAAGACCTTTGGTGAATGCAGCGCTCAGCGACGTGGAGAGCGCGTGCAGGATTTCTGCTGACGGTTGCGGCATGCTTATTGCTCCTGTTTCGGTTTAGCGGCCAGAAACTCTTCTTTGGTGACGCCCATGCTGCGGCACATCGCCAGTTCGGTGTCGGTCAGTTCGGTCTGGCCCTTGTTCTCTTTCCCTTTGGTCGGGTCTGCGTTGACCAGTACCGGGGCGGTTTTCATGAAGTCGGTAAACTGCTGACGGCCTTCTTCAGTACGGCACAGGGCCAGATACATATCGCGGTTCGCCGGGGCAACCTTTCCAGCAGTCACGGCACCATCAACCAGCTCTGTGGCGCTTTTGTCATCCAGTGCTTTCAGGCGAGCCTCTGCTGTTTCCGCACGGTTCAGCGCCAGCTGATGGGTCTCCACCGGAATAAACTTCGTCAGGTCCGGGTTTTGTGCGCGGTTCAGTGCGACCGATTCGCTGTTCTTGATGGTCTGGATAGCTGACACGGCATCATCAATTGACGCCGTCGCAGCCAGCCCCAGCACCGTGGCAATCTGTACAGGTACAGTCATGGTGTTCTCCGAGTTGAGCGCGGGTAAATACAGGTTGGGTTTGTTGGTCAGGCCGACGCTGGATAGCAGTGTCACCTGACCAGTTGCGAGATAACGGAAGGCCGGGCTGTAATAGAGGTACTTCTTGCCCCTGACCTGAGCCTCTCCGTCTGGTGTCCACTCCACATGTGCATCAATGCTGCCGTCAGCATTAACGCGCATGGAATCAATCCATGCATAAGCCGGGGCCTCTTCGCCTTTCGGGCCAAGCAGCTCGGTAGAATGTTCGATATCAATCGGTAATTTTGGATGGCTGAATGAAGCGGCAATAACTGCAGCTGGATTGTCATTAATCCATGAACGACCATCCCGGCCAGTAAAAGTGCCAGCCGGAATCATCGGCAACCATTCCGGCAACGGTGTGCTGGCATCCGTCAGGTCGGGAAGCTCAAAGCACAGGGCCAGAAATTCGAGTTGTGTTGCAGGCTTTGGCATGGTGCTGTCCGTCGTAAAGGTAACTGACGGACAGTATGAGGAAGGCATAAAAAAAGCCGGATTTACCGGCTTCACTGTAAACGCAGCGGGAAACCCCGTTCAAACAGCGTTTAAAACCGCTGTGACGCGTTTAAGAAATTTTCAGAGAATCATCGTATCACAAATGTCGTTATTGTCCTCCTGAGCGTTTCAGGCGGTTCTTCGGTTGGTTCACTGGTTACTGTCAAACACGTCCTGTTTCACCTTCAGTTGACGCTCCAGCTCGGCCTGACGTCCGGTTCCCGGATTGTAATCCCAGCCGGGATCAATCCCCTCAGGCACCATCTCTTCCTCACCGGTACGCTTATTGACCCATTTACGCCGTTTGATCGCCGGAGCTTCGGTGCGCAGTGGTACGGTCTGGCGAACCACGTGGCCGGTCGGCTGGCCACTGGCATCGAGCTGCTGCACGTTGCGGGTGACACCATTCACTTTCAGCTGTTCATACTCATATTTGCTGACCTGACGAACCCCACACTTACAGCCCCAGCCGTTAGGTCCGATATGTGTCTGCCAGAATGGATCGTCAACCGGCAGGCACAGGTCCGCCCACTGGAGATGTTCGGGGCGATGTTCACGCGATGGACCAAGTGTATAGACCAGATAAGGCATTGCCCGCTTTGTCCGTTCGATACGTTCCCATTGCCCCGCGCTGCGGGCCGTTCTCATGTTGGTGTCGTAGATAGTACGCAGACGCCTGTCGCTGCCGAGCTGTACCAGTCTGGTTTCACTGGTGAGCGGGTCATCCATTAACTGCTGTCCCCACCATCCGCGCTTCACCAGTAAGGGCCTGATGACCTCGCGGAACTCAGCGAAAGACTGACCGCTGGCCATCGCTTCTTCGGCCAGCGCCTTGACGTCGGAAAGCAGATCGAGCTGCGTCATCTTCGCCACGGTGAAACCGATGCTGTGCTCCTGCTTCCAGACATCACGATAGTCAAAGCCCGGCGTCAGCTTTTTAGACTTCAGCCAGGACAGCGCCTCTTTCGGGATAATCGTTGTTTCAGCCATCGTGACTGTCTCCCAGCACCCGCGCTTTAAAACTCAGCATCGCCAGCTGCTGCACGAAATCGGCAGGCTCCAGCGTTTTCTGTAGGTCAGGCAGCCGCGCCAGAAACTCTTCATAACTTGTCGCTTCCTGCGCCAGCTGCAGCACCGGACCGGTGAACGCATCGCCGGTTTGCTCCCAGTCCCTCAGGGCTTCATTGACCATCAGGTCAATCTCATCCTCCTGTGAACGGTTGAGCGCGATACGCTCGCGGTTAAGGGCGGGTGCCGGACTGAAGGCGGAAAAGCTGTTCGATGGTGCGAGGATGTTGGCGTCTTTTTCCGGTTCGGCCAGACCGAACTTGTCCCGGATTTCAGACTCCTGCACACGCAGCCCCCGGTCAATTAACGGAATCAGCGCATCAACAAACGATTTAAGATCTTCCGGCTCGCTGATGGGTAGCTTAACCAGTGGATACCGTTCCTGCGGTCCGTAGTTGAACTGGATATAGGGACGGACCAGAAACTCATTGAGGGTGTTTTCCAGCTGTCGCGCATCCCATTTGGCGATATCCATACGAACCTTGTCATGCACGTCAGCCTGTGCGCGTGAGCTGCCATCATCGGTGGTCATCGTCTGACCTAGCACCGCCTTGCTGGTCTGGGCGTCACACCATTCAGCCATCTCCTTAAACAGTGCGCCACCGCCGTTGCGGCTGGCGGTTTCCTGCATTTCCAGCTGCATACTTTGCGGAATGGCGCAGCCTGCATCCGATGCAATGGAAGCGATAGCATCGACCAGCGTCTGGATCTGCTCAGTGGTGGCATTATTGCCGTACTTGCCGACGACGATCGGAATGCCGAACTTCTCCGCGAACGCCCACCAGTCACGCACGGTGAATGACTTCAGCATGTACATCACCGCCACCAGACGAGCCAGACCATTACGCAGCGGTAAACCTGACTTCAGCCGGGGATAGTGCATCACATATTTCCCCGGTGTCAGGGGAATTCCGTCCACCGGTTGATCGTCGGTCAGCAGACGAAACTCTCGCAGCGTGTCGCTGTCGGGTTTCAGAAACCGCGGATCAACCCACTCATAATCGCGGGGTATCCAGCCATCACGGGTACTCCACAGGATTTCACAGACGCCCACGCCTTTACCGAGGCCATCAAGCAGATCAAATAATAGCTCAGGGATTTGCGGCTGCTCCATCAGGTTACGCACAGCATCAGCCAGCAATACGTCATGTTCATCGTCACTTGCTGCCTCGACGCTGGGGACAATACCTGCCACGGTGAGCTTGCGGGTACGTAGTACGCTGGCATAGTGCAGGTCACGCTCTTCCATCTCTTCAGCAAGGATGAAATAGTCCCGCGCGTTCCCTTCGGTCACATTACGCAGGACCCCGGCCAGCCTCGCCGGGGATAAGGTACTCGCCACGCTGATACCGGCAGAGGGGGACCTGACGCTGGCACGTTTTGCCCGCGCTTCGGCCTGAGTCATATCAGTTTCATTAACGGCGACGGTTTCATCGGTTGCCGGGTTAAGCAGGCTTCTGATCGCGCCGGTGAGTTTCTTCAGCATCAAAGCAGTCCTCGCTGATTCTTAAGGCCACGGGTGATGCGCAACTGCCGTTTACCGTCACTGTTGCGCTGCTGTTGCGGGGTGTTGAGGCGATGCAGCTCATAACGCTGGCAGTCCTCTTTACTGGCCAGAAACGCCAGGAAGATGGCATAAGCGCTGTCGCCGTGTCGTTTGTGGCCATCGCTGCCGGTGTTTTCCCGGTCATCAATTCCCGGCACCCCCCGGAGGATTACAATCTGGCCAAGGTCGCTGATCACATCTTCATGCTTCGGCAGAACCAGCTCATCGTCTTCGAACGCTGACTTAAAGCGGGGCATGTTCTCGCGATAGTGCGCAACGGATGGCATTACCACCTCAACTTCATCGCCATACTTTTCAGCCGCCTGTTCCGCCAGATAGTTACCGTTGCCCCGGCCATCCAGTTTGATACCGTCGCGACGCGGGAGTTGGTCGCAGATAAAGAACAATGCCTGCTCCTGCTGTTTGTAAGGCACGTTCGCCAGTTCGACCAGAAATGGTACGGTACGGGTGGTGTCATCATTGACGGTCATCGGGGCAAACACGGTCAGGTGACCTGATCGCGCGAAGTCCTCACCGAGGCAGTGACGGAGGTTTTGCGGGAGCGTATTCAGCTCAGGCTGGACAACCTTCTCCAGCCATTCCTGCATTTCCCGTGCGCGTATTCCTTCGGGGGTGGCGTTGAATTCGGTCGTGCCGGTGAAGCGCAGAACGGGACCGGAACCACGCGCTGCTCGTTCGCGAACGGAACGGGCCAGATAGGTCCCACCGCCGTTTTTTGGCTCGCAATAGTATTCCTCGCGGGCGTCTTCTTCGGTCGCTGTATCACTGAGCAGGTTCGCCAGCCATTCATCCTCAGCATCAGGTGTCCACGCCTTTTTGGTGACCTGGCAGATACGACGGTACAACCCCTCGTTGATTGCCAGCTCGATATCAATACGGTGAACGGAATAGCGTTTTTTTCCTGCCCGGCTGTCGGTAATGATGGTGTTGAACAGGTTCTCAATACCGTTATGTGTGGAGATCAAACGCACCTTTGAACCCCACATGGTCAGCGCCAGTGCAGCTTTCAATACGGCGGCGAGGTCTTTCTGGAAAGCGGCCTCATCGATGATGACATTACCCTGCATACCGCGCAGGTTCGAGGGGTTAGAAGAGAGCGCTTTGATTTTGAAACCGCTGGCGAAATTGATGACGTAAACCAGAATGTCCTTGTCTTCGTCTTCCAGCACCTCTTCGCCAATATCGGACGCGGCCCAGTCGTAAGCCTTCGCCCACATCGCGCAAGCGTCGATAAATTCACGTGCCATGTCTTTGGTGGTGCCAACATAGAAGGTGTCACATCCACCGGCGCTGACTGACATAGAGCCATTGAGTGCTGCCTCTGCCGCCTCCGCCCACGTCAGCCCGGTACGGCGTGATTTTTCGGCAATCTTGAGCTGGGCCGGGTCGGCTATCCAGCGACGTTGGTAAGGAAGCAGCACCTGATCCGCGTCGAACTCACCGGCAAGGATGGCGGATGCCGACTGGCTGCGCAGTAATTCCTGTTCCCGCGAGACCGTGACCATTACGCAATCCCCAGAATCTGGCGGCGAATATCAGCAGCTGTATCAGCAGACAGCCCGGCCTGTTTGGTAATTTTCTCCGCCTGCGCGGCGGCTTCTTCGGCGAATGCCTGGCGGATCTCTTTCTCGCGTTTGTGGCTGGCCATCGCGGCAGCTTCCAGACGCTGCGCGACCAGCGCCAGTTGGCCAAGGGCTTTCGGTTCGACGGTCTCCTCGCTTTCGGCCATCGACATAGAGGTTTCAAAGGCCAGCGTCTTTACGAATTCCATCAGCAACTTGCCGACGTCAGAGGTCGGGGCGGAGCCCAGCTTCGCCGCCCAAATCTCGGCCATCTCGCGGGAGGCGCGAATTTTTGCGCCGACCGTCTCCATACGGCTGGCGTAACGGTTCAGACCGGTTCGGCTGAGTTTCATCTCTTCCGGCAGGTTGTGACCGTCGATGAGTTCGTTGATGGCTTCGCGGATCTCTTCCTGTGTATGGCGCTTTTCACGCAGCATCTGATGCAGCTGCTCGCGCACGCTATCCGGTAACAGGTCGATTTTTGACGCACGGCCACGGGTCGGACGTTGTTCAGCGGTCACGCTCGCTCCTTAGCTATCCGGTCAGCAAAACTTTTACGGGTGGCCACAATGTCTTTCTGCAGCAGCTGCCAGACACGGCGGGTTTCAGGATCAGAATTCAGAAACATATTGAGGTAGCTGTCGGGCGCATCCCGGTTGTAGGGCTTGCCGGTCTTCTCTTCGACAAACTTTGCCATCAGGTTCGCCTCGATATCAGCGCAGACGAACGCAGCGGCCAGCTGCCTGATAGTGCGCCGCGCGGCGGCGGGTAACGGTTTTTGTTTTGCCATCATCAGCCCCTCGCGCGGGGTTTTTTCACGCCCGGAACGGTGGCCAGACCGTTGGCCGCATCGTCACCACGCCCGGTGATACTGGCCACATAGCAGCCGGAGACGTCGGTCAGATTAACCAGCCCCTGTTCCTTCAGCCATGCCAGATGGGTCCGAACGGCATCACGCGAAACCCGGTGACCATAGGTCTGCAGGCACGTCTGCAGAATCGACTCGTTGGCGCTGTCGCCGCACTCGATAAGAGATCGCAGAATGACCAGGCGCTGGTCCTGGTCGAGAATGTCACGCATACTCACCCCTTATTTTTCCTTCAGTTCGTTTTCCAGAAGTAGATCGCTGATACGGGAAACCTGTCGGATTGATGGTGCCAGCTCCCGCAGTTCCCCCCGTAAATCACGCATTTCAAGCTGCAGCTGATGCAGGTCTTTCTGATTCGGCAAACCCGCGATGGTGTTCTCCAGTCCCTGAAGACGGGTACGCAGGAGATCAAGCTCCTCGCGTTTCACGTATGTCTTCGCCAGCAGGAGCTGGATAACGTTCACCCCGGACATAAACAACGCCCAGATAATGGCCCAGTTACCCTTAATGACTTCCCAGTCCATGCTTCCTCCTGTTTTCTCTGATTGACTGGCAGGTGATGCAGGTCGCCACGGAGGGCAGCGCCCGGAGCCGTTCAGCCGGAATCGCTCCTCCGCAGTCGTTACAAAACCCGTAATTGTCCGGCTGCTCTTTAACGCGGTTTAAATGGCTGTTTAAGACCCGTTCCCGCTCCTCCATTTCCAGATCGCTGGAGCGATCAAACGCTTTAGTCATTTACCCACCACAGCCTTGTGTTTGCTGGATTTGCTGTACCGGGCGAAGCCGTCCAGCGTCCTGAATCCCAGATAGCCCAGCGCCGGGGTTGCGAGCATCAGCGCGATATCCCAGTCAGGCTCAGGCATAGAAAAGGCGTGGCCAAAGGCACCGGCCACCGCGCCAGCCTGCTGGCCGAGAGACATAATCATCACGTAAGCAATGCTGCTGTAGAGCGAAAGGCGAGCCATCAGAGGACGGGTCTGGCGGACATATTCATCCGTAGCGTTATCACCATTACGGATGGTTTCCTGTTGTTCATGCTGCGCCGCCTGCTGGTCAGCCATTTGCGCCTTGTCCCGTTCCAGCTGAAGTTGCTGCAACTGGACTTTGAGGGTTTCAATCTGGACAAACTGCTCAGGCGGCAACTGTGCCAGCTTCTGTTCCAGCACGCGCTGCTGGTCTGCCGGGTTGATGGAACCATTGACGGTTTCGACAATGCTGGCGACGGAGTCCGCCGCTTTAGCGGTATCGCTGCCGAACCATCCCCCTACAGTACGGACCAGTGAGGGACCAGCTTTGAGCAGCACTGAGGCAACAGTGGATAGCGTTATCGGATCCATTTAAATGGTTCCTTACGCGAGACCCAGAGGGAGAAAAGGAATCCTGTCAGAACCCCAACCGCGCCAAGAAGAATGATTAACGGCGACTTTGCCAGTACGGGAGCGATGACCAGAAGTAAGACACCCACCCCCCAGACAATCCAGGACAACACCGTGGCCCATTTGCTGATAGCTCGGGTGGGTTGCAGTAAGCGATATGGCAAGTTCCCCATACCGATACTGGCACAAACAAGAGCGATACCGGCAACAGATAGCCACCAGACTGCAAACGCCTGACGACCATTGAAGCTGCAGAAAAGCAGGGATAGCCCCACCAGTATGATCACCGCCCAGCCGGACTGAAATACCCGTAGTAAGGCCAGTTTCAGCCAGTCGGTATTCAACGATTTAAACATTATGTTTTTCCTTGTATCGCTGGCACTGCCAGACGATGTCTCTTATATCGACGGAGTCCCAGCCTTTGCGGTAATAGCTGGCATGAGTGCCGTCGCAGCCTGTGTAGTCACGGGGAACGGGCGGAGGGCCACCGGCAACCCGGTGAAGCACCTCCTGACGGAGACGATCACGCCGTCCCTCACGTAAGGTCTCCTCCCAGCCTTTACCCATATCAGTTGCGTGGCTCGGAAACCTGACCGCCGATAACCTCCTGACAGGCGTTCGCCAGTTCGTCGAGGCGGTTAAACCAGCCATTGAGGTATTTACCCTGTGCCGGATTGGCTTTGATGATGTCGGCGTAATAACGGGAGCGGCGCAGGAAGCAGCGAGTCAGGAGCCATTCACCATCAGCCCCAATCACTGCTTTGGTGGTTTTGGGGCCGACGATGCCATCAGCGGTGACGCCGACCGCATCCTGCAGTAACTGGATCGCTTTTTTAGCACCATGCTGAACAGAGGAATCGAAGACAAAAAGTGAGATACCGTCCGGCCAGTCGGTGCAGTAAGCCGGATACCAGTAATCACGGAAATAAATTTTCCCGGCCTGTTCTTCGGTGAGGTCTTTAATTCGGGTATCGGGTTTACCGTCGCCATCGACGTCGGTTTTACCGTCGGCTATTCCGTCGCGCTTGTCGGAGATGCCGTATTTTGTTTCGCCACCTTTATCGGTGGGGTCATTAACATAACCGCCTTCACGGGCGAGAACGAAAGAGAGTGCGTGTAAAAATGCAAGGGAAAATGATGATGTTGTCATGCCTGTACCTTTCAGGGGAAAGTGAATCTGACTTTTCCCATTTTGTTGCAGGCATAAAAAAAGCCGGATTTACCGGCTTCATTGATTCGAAAGTTTAGAACAAATAGTCTTTATATGAATAGACGGTTAAAACTGAGATTAAAATAAATAGAATAATAAACCCCATGCTTTTGTCGGTCTGAGCAGGGTTATCAATTGCTCTCTGTATCAGCGACTTCCTCATAAACAGATAAATAAAAAACGGCACTATAAAAAAGCAACTAATCCCCCAAATGATAGGAGACATCCCCTTACGATAACCTTTATCTACTCCTACTACAGGAGAATAAATACCTATCTTATGTTCTACACAATCATAGAAAACCCAAAAGGCACAGACAACCAATACCGCGTGAATCAAAATTGAACCGATCATGTTCATCACTCCATGTCTAGAGAATATTGACGCTTACTTGTTTCAAGCCTCCGCATCCGTTTGATAGCTTTATACACTGTTTTGTAGGTCACCTGGTAGCGCTCAACCAGTTCAGGGATGTTATTACCCTGAAAATCACGCCAGATGCGCATATCTCTGACAAGCTGCTCCAGAACCTGACCACGAGGAAAGTAAACCTGCATACCGCCGATTTTACTACTGATGGCGGCTACCAGTTCGATGGAATGACGCGGGTCATAGCCCAGACGTTCCAGTTCCCGGCGTAATAGTGCATTCAGCTCAGACAGCAATGATGGAAAGCGGGAGCTTTCCATCTCATCACCAATATGCTCCAGAATGCTGTCGTCCTGTACATCACCAAAGAGATCATCACTCATTTTTTCCACCTTTTGGCCGCTTCAGCGTAGCCGCTGCAGATTGTGTCATAGTCCCGACTTTCATCACCGGTGACAGGGTTTTCCGGGAGACGAGCGTGATTGGCCAGCATGGCCTTTTTCATTTCCCTGATATGCCATTGCTTAAGGCTCTCAAGCAGGTTGTCTTCAGCTTCTGGTCGTAGCCATTCAAGACTGGAGACACCCGCACCACCATTGCGGATACGTGTCTGACGTTGCACAAAACAATCAAGTGCAATATCGCTGTCGTCCCGGATGAAACCATCTTTGAACATCGTTTTCCATATTGCCCTAACCTTAAGGCTTGTCGCTGAGGGGGCTGACATGCGGCGCTTCGAGCGCACCGTGGGCTTACTTTTAAACCCTTTGGTTTCCAGCACCTTAATAACAGACTGAAGCTCAGCAATGGTCATATCACGACAACTGGCTTTACCGGGAACCACTGCCCCCAACAGGGAGCGATAGGTTTCATCATCAAGCGAGAGCTGATGTTTTGCGATATGGATAATCTGAATCGCATTTGCACGGTTCATACGCCATCTCCCGCTTGCTGGCGGTCGGCGAATTGTTGTTCGCGGATCATCTTTTGTGCCGCCTGCATCAGCAGACTAACTGCCATTCGTACCCGTGCAGCTGCGTAACGATTGCTGGTCTTTGTGTCGCGATAGAGCGTGTCGGCCAGTTCCAGTTGCTCGGAAACTTCTTCAAGCAGCCCCTGAACTGACGGACCGAACGGGCTGACCAGCTGTGATTCAACACCAACACCGACAACCTGAGCCAGTCGGGTCATTTTGCGATTTTTTTCATGGTCAATCATGGGACCCATTCCGTTATGACGCAGCTGTTCAATCATAATTTCGACGTCCGCAGCTTCTTCGGCCACTTTGGTGCTGTCGGTTTTCTTATTCAGAAAACGCGAACAGGAAGCGGCGAGTTCACTGGCTTCTTCAGAGAGCACTAGCACCTGAGATTCAAATCCCCATTTAGATAAGGCCGCATCATAAATAGCAGTATTTTTGGTGTTCATAATAAGTCCTTACTGAATTTCGGCGTGAGCAACCCCACGGCGCTGACGCCGGAAATTAAACAAAGTTAATTAATGAATATTCAGAGCTTGGCTAAATCCAGCGATATTTGCTTATATACACCATCTGGCTGGCGTTCATATAAGCGTAAATATTGACTGGTCCCGGTAACCTGAATTGCATCCGCTACCGCATCCATAGCCTCATTCCATTTCGGGTCATCGATATTCAATTGACGTAATCCTAATACCTGGTTGATATCAATCTTGCCCTGTTTATTCACGCGGAAGGCATGATCGACCAGCGCCATGATTTTTTCATCAGCACCGCCAGACCATTCACTGATACAGGTATCTATCAGCTTTTTGGCGGCCTGAATGCGCTCGTCAAAGACGCGGTGCTCGCCAACGGCGCGAACCAGCTTATAACGGCCATCAAAGCTGACCAGCGTGACGTTACCTTTAGCACCGCCATACTCAACACCGTACTCCGCGGCTGAAAGGTCGATAAAATCACCGACTTTCGCCATAGAGCCGAGTTTGAACTCGACCAGCGACTGACGCTGCAGACGAGCCGCCTCAACGATGCCGAGCACCATTTCATCACGCAATTTATCCAGTGGTTTAATCTGTGATTCAGGAACTAAATGCCCCTGAGCGTTAATCCGGTAACCTTCCGGGATGGTATTTAAAGTATTCATCAAAGCCTCACTGAATTAATAGCATTCTGAAAAAACAATATTCGAAACAACCCGACGACTTAATTCCATTTTCTCGGCAATAACCGGAATGGTCAGTCCCTCTTTATAAAGCTCGCGACAAAGATAAACATCATGCGCGTCTGCTGGTTGAACAAGAACTGACAGGCCCCAGCGGTTAGCCTGAGACTGAATAGCCTGACGGGTGCGGTTTAGCCTGTCGGCAATCTGCTGTGACGTCAGTTTTCCGGCATTTTCACGAACGAACTGAATTTCCTGCTTAGTCCACATACGACGCTTTTCCATGATTACCCCTTATTTTTCCACGTACTCTTTAGTAACAATTTCTGTGAAGCGAATTAATGCATCACAGGCATCACGTTGGTTATCCGCTTCGGGAACACCCGGAACAAGCATCTGTTCATTCGTCCGTGAGTGCCTGGCCAGCACTTCAATTATTTCCCGAACTCTTTTTTCTTCACCGGTGATAATGGGTAAAGCACCATCCGGGAAAACATCGCCAAACTCGATTAATCCAGAAGCCCAGGCATAAGCCGTAATTTTTTTGTTCATCATTACCTCCAGATAACATGACAACCTTCAAGGGTGGCCATCCACACGGAACGGGTCCCGGTGGGGCAGCGTTCAATCAGATGATTAGCCCTGTTCACCAGTTCAGTCGGCGGACAGGTGATTTCCAGACATGGGCGGCGCATCCACACCCGCATCTCCGTAACACGACTACCGCGCGCCTGCAGCCATGCCTGCGCAGCGGTGGCCATACCAACATGTTCAGCAATACGTTCAGTAATCATGGTGTTAACCCCTCAGTAACGTTGAAACATCAACATCCAGATCCAGATCACGTAGTGCCTTGCGAATGTAGCTTTCGCTGACAGCTTCACCCGCGCCGTGAGCCGTCATCGCCGCCAGCCGCAGGGAGTGGCTGAGGATACGCAGTGCGCCGGGCTTCTGTGCGATCTGCTGGAGCAAATCGCGCTCTTTTTCACCGGTGATATGCCAGGCGTCGGCAATCGCGGCCACATCGGCCTTTTTAGTTTTGTTAATAGCGACACGCTTGGCGATACGGGAGAACAAACGGGCGAACTCAACGGTTCGATTGCCGCCGGTCATGTTGCTGTAAACGCGGTGGTTACCCATCAGCACCAGCCCGACACGGGTGGCTTCCTGCAGCAGGCGCAGCTCTTCGAGCGTTTCTGCACCCAGATGGTCTGCTTCGTCAATGATGACAAGGCCCTGAGTGCCATCAAGACGGCGGCGCAGTGCGCGAGCCAGCGGCCCCTTGCGGCGAGGCGCATCATTCATCCCCAGCTCATAGGCCAGCTCGGTCAGGCATTCCAGCACACTGGCACATGAAGGGGTGATCGTTATCATCCAGACGTTATCGTTACTGCGGCGATATTCGCGGGCGGCTTCTGATTTGCCGACACCGGGGTTACCGCAGACCACGCCGATGCACTCCGTCAGATGTGCATAGCGGAAGGCTGTCCAGATTTGTTTAACGGTTGGCGTCTCAATAAAGCGCGGTGGCTCCGGCAGTTCGGCAGCAGAATGCTGTTTATCAACCCAGCGCTGTAGAGCTTTCTCGACGCGGTCGTTATCACCGGCGTATTTGTTGTTCATGAAGCCACTGACGACACTGGAAGACAGTCCGGTTTCACGGGCAACCTGAGCAAAAGTAAAACGGGTACCATCAACAAGGTTGCGCAGAACCTCGCGAATATCGGAAATATTCACCTCAGACATAATTCACTCCATTATTTGAAGGGTATTTAAATGGTTTTAAATCGCGTTTTTACGCTTATTTGACTCCAGAATATCCAGTGAGTTATTCAGATATTCATCCTCGCTATATTCCGCATCCTCCACTTCCGCCAGCGCCACAGGTGTCATACCGCGAGTGGGGCGATAGACGTTGCCATGTAACCATTCCTGCTCTGCCGGAACTGGCAGGGTATGAATGTTCTCGGCCTCAGCCAGACGGACTTTCTCTTCACCGCGCTGGCGCATCCCTTTGATGCGTTGCTGACGTTGGTGATATTCAGCAGTGACCGGGAATGCCTGCTGTTTATTACCATCCCAGACAGCCTCACAAATAAAGGAACCATCCAGACGACGAATAACGACCTTTGTTGCGTCGTGAATATCGTAATTAACCAGCACTTTATTACCGTGCTCGTTATTCAGCTCAGCGGAGTAATACAGGTTATTGAATAAACGGACCTCACAGCGGTTGACGGTACGCTCTATCTGCGGCATGAACATTTCACGCAGCTCAAGCTCTGACAGCCACTCGATTTCTGTCGCTTCTTTCTCCAGCTTATAGCGGCGGAACTGCGCCGGAGTGAAGTGCTCACCATCACCACGAAGCGGCAGAGACTCGTGCGGGCGGTTGTTGTACCACTCCACACCGGCCTCAATGTGCTCAATGAGTGATTCCCATGACGGCAGATCGCGCAGAGTCTGCTGTTGTTTTGCCGTCAGCTCCTTCCCTTTGTTCGCTGCATTCGTCGCCGACTGCAGCGCTTTTGTCATGCGGCGAACGGTGCCACGGTCTGCGCCGGTGCCGTAATAGGTGGCGAACTGGCGTGATATACGCATGGCCAGCGAACGGTTAAGACGCTCGATAATCCCTCGCCCCTGCGGGTTTTCAGGAATACCCAGACGGTGATCAATACCGAGGCGGGGGAGAATACCTGTCAGCTCCGCATCGAAGGTATTGTTGGTCTCACCACCACCGTTATCGGAATAGTACAGAAACGGCTTGCCGTGGTTTTTAATGCCGTGGCGCAGGGCGTCGGCAACCGCGATAACGCTTTCTGATAGCGCCAAACTCCAGCCGACAATGTAGCGACAACTACCATCCAGGATAAACGTCACCTCCGGGGAGAACGGGTTTCCGTGGTCAGGATGGGCGACCTTCATCTTCATTCCGTGACCGTCACCAATCCAGACATAATTAACCGGAAGTGATTCCCAGTCACGGCGGACAAAGCCCTCATACTGGCGGAACTCGCTTCCGGTGATCCGGCCTTTCTGCTTAACAACAACGGGTAATTTATTCATGGCATAGCACACCTGATCATAAGAAGGGATGGCGGCGGCCATCAGGGCATCATCCTGATAACGCTCAGCCCATTCAGCAGCAAAATCGTCGTAGGCCTCCTGAATACCGCGACCGTCAGGGCGACGATAAAAGCTCAGGAACTCCGGCAACCATCTGATTTCTTCTGGTTTAACCACCTGACGCTTGCCCGGCGCCAGTAAAAGAAGACGTTCAGCGGCGGAGCGGGTCTTGTTAAAATCCGCCACCCAGCGCTTGAGTGATATTTCACTCAGAGACCGTGCCGCGCCTTTTTTGGCGTTCGCCATTGAGACGGCAGCGGCCAGCCGCTCAGGTAGTTCACCGCTCTGAGCCTGACGCACGATCTCGCGTATAGCTTTTGCCCGGCTGTATCCCGGCAGTTCACCAAGGCGCAGCACTTCAACGACCAGCGTCATGCGCGCATCAGCGGTCTCACGTTGTGCGGCTGTGAGAGCGTTCAATTTTTGCTCCATCAAAGCCGGGCACTTGCGATAAACCGCGATCTTACTTTCCTCAGCACCTCTGGAACGTGGTGTTACCGGTGTGGTTGTAGTAGCGACAGGCAGCTCTTTTGGTGAACCGTTCATCAGTTCTTTAATCTGGCGAGCACGTAGTGCTTTCTGAGCAGTGTCAGGCAGACAGTCAATGTGATATTCGAAAGCCTTTGTACCCTGACGCTTGCGCACAAGAGCAGGCGCATCAGCCGTCCGCTTGTTCATCATCCCGCGAATACCCTGTTGAGTGCCGGGCAAGCCGGGAAGGCCGACTAATTCATTCACAGTGACAAACATGATCACAAATCCTTGTTGTATCGGCTTGGCCAGATTGAAGAGGGTTCCAGATTGAGAGCACTCGCTATGATACGCTCACCTTTTGGATATGAACGAGCCAGCGCATTTTTCAGCGTGTCGGGGCTTAACCCGGCGCTGGTGGAAAGGCTGCGCATTGTCACGCCGCGCTTGTGAAGCTCGGCGACAATGTCAATGCGATGCCAGTCACGCACTTCATTTCTTTCCAT